CTAATCTTATTATTGCAGCTACTCAATTAAGTGAAGAGTACACTAATAGATTTTTTATTGAAACAGTAGTAAATCAAACTTGTACAACATTTTTTGAATTAAAATCATTATTTAAAAGTAAAGTTATTAGTGTTGCTCATGTTAAATATTATGATTCTGATAATACTTTACAAACATTATCTTCAAGTAATTATGTTGCAAGTTTACAATTCGAACCAGCACAAATAAATCCAGCTATAAATTTTAGTTATCCTAATATAGTTGATAGAATAGATGCTGTTGAATGTAGATATACTGTTGGTTATGGTAGTGCTGCAAGTGATGTTCCAAATTCTATAAAGCAAGCTATTCTCTTATCAATTGGAAATTGGTATGCTAATAGAGAATCTGTTATTATAGGTAGAATAACAAGTGAGCTTCCTCAGTCAGCTTTATGGTTATTAGAAACTTATAAAGTACAAGTGATATGTTAATAGGTGAATTAGACAGAAGAGTAAGTATTTATTCTGTTGCAACAACAGCTAATAATTATGGTGAACTTACTAGGGCATATAGTTTATTTAGAGAGGTTTGGGCTAAAGTAGAATGGAAAGGAGGAAGTGAAGGAACAGATCAGTCAGAAAAAATTACTGGAATGACAAAGCTTCATGTTTACATAAGAAATTTAGATATGGGAAATTTAAGTTTACAATCAAGAATAAATTATGATAGTAAAGAATATTTTCCTAAAGTTATTAATGAGATTGATGGAAGAGATGCTTTTCTTGAAGTCATATGTGAAAATAAAGATTAATGGCTAAATCAAATATTACAGTTTTAGGATCAAAAGAATTAAATGATATGTTCAAGCAATTGCCTAAACAAGTCAATAAAAACGCAATTTGGCAAAAATTCTGGAGAAAAAATAGTAAACCATTCATAGATGCAGCAAAATCTAATCTTAATAGTTTAACTGGTCAACAAAATCAAAAGGATGTAAAAAGAACAGAACAACTAAAAAGAAGTATTGGTTATTTTACAACAAAATCTAGCAGAAAATATTTAGGAGGTTTTGTTGGGCCAAGAGTTAAAGGAAGATTTAATAGTAAAGATAAAGGAGGTTATTATGGTGCATGGCTTGAGTATGGTGGTGAAGTTAAATTTGGGGGAAGAGGATTTGGAAAAGATCAGCCATTTATAAAGCCAGCTTGGGAGAGTTCATATTCAAAAGTGCAGCAAAATTCAATGAAAGATGCTGAGATAGTAATGGCAAAAGCAATTAAAAGTCATGAAAGAAGATTGCAAAAATTTGGCAAATTTGGTTATTAAATGGAAATAGGAAAATCAATATATAATATTTTAGCCGCAAACACTAATGTTAGCAATTTAGTTGGTACAAGAATATTTCCAAATGTAGCTCCTCAAACAACTGCATTTCCATTTATTATTTATGATGTAACTGGAGTACAGCCAAATGATACAAAAGATGGTGTTTCAACTTTAGATACTAATGATATAATGATTTCTTGTTATAGTGAAACATATTCTGAAGCATCTGATTTAGCTCAAAAGATTAGAATTGCAATGGATAGAATTCCAGAGGGAACATATGGAACAGAACAAATACAATCATCTCAATTTCAAAGTTATAACGATATTTTTGATGATACAAGTGGTGATGCTGGAATATATAGAAAAGCATTAGATTTTCAAATAAGACAAATTAATCCTACAAGTTAAATAAATATGAAAATAAAATTAAAAAAAAATTACAGAGCTTTTGGAAAAGTAAATAAAGCTGGTGAAAGTTTAGAAATAAGAGATGAAAAAATTTTAGAATTTCTAAAAGAAAATGGTTTCATAGAAACTAAAAAGAAAAAAAAGAAAAAAAGTGATGAAGATATCACAGAAATAATAGATTTAATTAATTAATAAAATAAAAGAAAATGGCAATATTAAACGGAACAGAGCTAAAAATTTACAGCTCAGGAACAGCAAACTTAGTAGCATTTGCTCAAAACTGTACTATTACAGTTAACAATACTACAAGAGAAATTACAAATAAAGAAAGCGCAGGATATAAAGAGGTTTTAGAATCTTTAAGAGATTGGTCAATAGATGTAGATGGAGCTTATGCTTGGACAAATGCTTCTGGTGCTGCATTAACTAATGGTGTAGATGATTTAATTCAAACTAACATTCTTGCAAACAGAGTTCAATTTGATGTTATTTTTGGAGATACTCAATCAACATCTGATATTAGTTATGCTGGTAAAGTTTACATTACAAGTGCATCAATGACTGGCGGTACGGAAGATACGGCAACTTTTTCACTCACGTTGGAAGGGACTGGAGCATTAACGCAAACGATAAATTAATATTAATATAGATGATTAGCTTGGGCATCTTTGTTAGGTGTCCTTGCTATGATTCTCTTAAACCTAACAAAAAATGAATTATACTTTTATAGAAATAAATGAGAATAAGCATCCAATTAAATTTGGTTTTGCTGCTCTAGCTAAATACAGTAAAAAAACAAATACATCTCTGCAAGATTTAGATAAACTTGGAACAGATATGACATTAGATGATGCTTTAACTTTAATTCATTGTGGCATAGAAGATGGATATAGAGCTGCAAAACAAGAATGTAAATTAACTATTGATGATTTAGCTGATTTAATAGATGGAGATTTTGATAGTATTAGAAGAGCAATGGAAATATTAGCTGAACAAATGGGAGGGAATACTAAATCAAAAAAGCTAAAAGCCAAGAAGAAGTAGATGTTCTTACTTGGCAAAAATTAGAAAGATTAGCTTTTGGATATTTAGGTTTGGGAGTAGAAGAATTTTATAATTATTTACCTAAACATTTTTGGAATCGTTTGGATGGTTTTTATGAGCTTGAGAATATTAGAGAAAAGGGTAAATGGGAAAGAACAAGATGGCAAACAACATTGCTTTTAAATATTCAAATCGGAAAAGGTAAAAAAATAAAACCAACAGATTTGATAGAATTTGAATGGGATAAAAAAGATAAAAAAGTTAATTACGATAAATTAAAAGCTAAAGCTGAATATTTAAAAAAAATGAGTACTCATGGCAAATAAAAGTGTAGGATTACTTACCATAGCTTTCGGAGCTGATTTAAGAGGTTTTGATAAAGCAATGAAAAGAGCTCAAAGAAGCATCAAGAAATTTGGTGTTTCTATGCAAAGAACTGGTCAAAATTTAACTAGAAATTTAACTATTCCAATAGCTGGTTTAGGTATTGCAGCTATTAAAATGGCTTCAGATTTTGAAGAAACAGATACAAAATTTAAAACAGTATTTAGTAGTATACAAAGAGAAGCTGAACATACAGCAAAAGTTTTTAAAAAATCATTTGGATTATCAAGTAAAGCTGCAAAACAAATGCTGGGTGATACTGGGGATTTATTAGTTGGTTTTGGATTTACTGAAAAAGAAGCTTTAAATTTATCAAATCAGGTAAATGAATTAGCTGTTGATTTAGCATCTTTTACAAATTTTAGCGGTGGTGCAGAAGGAGCTTCATTAGCTTTGACAAAAGCTTTGTTAGGAGAAAGAGAATCAATAAAATCTTTAGGTATTGCAATAACTGAAGCTGATTTAAAATTATTTGCTAAAGATCAGGGATTAGTTTTTAAAGAATTAGATAGAGTAGCAAAAGCAACATTAACTTATCAATTAGCATTAAAACAAAGTGCAAAGGCAGTTGGTGATTTTTCAAGAACATCTCAAGGATTTGCAAATCAAACAAGAATATTATTCGGAGAATTACAAGATTTATCAGTAGAAATAGGATCAAAATTATTGCCAGTTGCAAAAAAAATATTGTCATGGGCAAGAGATATGATTAATGCTTTTTCTAATCTTAATTCAGCACAAAAACAAAATGTTATTGAATGGGGTTTAATTTTAGCTGCTATTGGCCCAGTATTAAATATATTTGGAACATTTACTAATTTAATGGTTGGTAAATTAATTCCTTTTTTATTTACAACTACTGGATTAATTGCTGGATTATCTGCTGCATTTATTTTATTATATAATAATTTAGGTTTAGTTATTACAAGAATTGCTAACGCAACAGCTAATGAATTTGATGCTGGTTTTTTTACTGCATTAGGTGCTGCTATGAAAGTGGTTGGAATTGCTGGTGGTGATGCTTTTATATCATTAGGTGCTAAAATGGCTGCTGTTGTAGCAACTGGAAAAAAATTACCAGTAGAAGAATTTAAATCATTTGGTGATATTATTAAAGATTTAGCTAAAGATTTTAAGGATTTAACTGGCATAAGTAATATTTTTAGTGGAGGAGGTGGTGTTGGTGGCTCTGGTGATGATGGTGGTGTTCCTTTTATGAGTGCTATAAATCCTCAAAAATTTATAGGGCCATTAAATCAAATTGGTGAAACAATAAAAGAATTAACACAAAAACAATTACAATTTAATGCTGCTATGACTATGTTTGAGGGAATTATGACAAGTGCTTTGACAAGTGCAGCTTATAGTGCTGATGGATTTTTTAAAGGTTTTCTTAAAAATATAAAATTAGCTATTAGACAATTATTAGTTCAATTAGCAGTAATAACAGCTATAAAATTTTTAATTGGTGGGCCTGGAGTAGCTGGAGATTTGTCAAAAGCATTTTCATTAGCTAAAGGAAAAGTTTTAGGTTTAGCAAGTGGTGGATTAGTAACTGGCCCAACAATGGCTTTAGTAGGTGAAGGAGCTGGAACATCAGCATCGAATCCAGAAGTTGTTGCTCCTTTAGACAAGCTTAAAAACATGATAAATAATAATGGTAAACAAACAGTAGAAGTATTTGGAAGAATTAGTGGAAATGATATTTTCCTTTCAAACAGTAAAAGTACTAACAGCAGATTAAGATCAGTTTAAAATATGGCTTTAACTAAACAATATTTTTCTTCTTATAAAAGTAATAATAACATTGATTATTATTGTGAAATATGGGTTGAAGATTTTTCTGGAAATGCTTCTGAAATTACTCTAGGAGCTGGAGGGCCATTAATAAAATATGATACAGATTCCGAGCATAGATTTTCAAGTATTATTAGCTCTTCTTTAGAATTACCATTTGTTGTTCAAGGTGCTGGTACTCAGTTTTTTATAACTCAATTAAGAACAGTTTTAAAAGAAAGACAAGTCTACTTTCATTTATATAGAGCAACATCTTCTACATATTCAACTGTAAAGCCTTTGTGGAGTGGTTTTTTAATTATGGATTTAGGAGCTGGTGAAGATGTATTTTTTCCATATGAACAAAAATTAACTTTTGTTGATGGATTATCATTATTGAAAGATATTGATTTTGTTGATTTATCAAGTACATTAGTACCTCCAGCTGGCCCAGCTTTAAACTTAAGGACACAAGGAAATTATCTTGCTGAAAATATGTATTATGGGCCAGCTACTTATATTTTTTGGATTAGAGAAATATTAAAAAAAACTGGAGCATCATTAGAAGATACAACTGGAGTTTCAAAAGATTATGGATTTACAACAGCTGTTAATTGGTACAATGGTTCAATGGCTAACACTAATCAAAGCAGTGATCCATTAGCTTTAACAAAGTGTAATGTTTCAATGTTCCATTCAAAAGATAATCAAGATGTTTATAATCCTAAAAATTGTTATTTAGTATTAAAAGAATTGTTACGACATTGGGGAGCAAGAATTACATATTGGAAAGGAGAATTTTGGATTGTTCAAATACCAGAATATATAACTAATGAAACTGGATTATTAGATAATCCAGATAATATAAATTCCAGACAATATTCTTTTACTGGAGCTTTTTTAGGTTCTCAAGATCATTTAGGTTCTACATATTACACAAGGTATGAACAAAATTTAACAAATGGTCAAATAAGTAAACTTACTGGAACAAAGTATAATTATTTACCAATGATAAAAGAAGTTGAAGCAGATTATTTAAGTTTATCTGGGACAAATTATTATGGTGGTTTTCCTTATGGAAACTCAACTCCTTTTGCGCCATCATTAGAATTATTTCAAGGAAGAATAATAGATCCATCAACTGCTAATTATTTATTTTTATCTATTCCTTTAGATTGGATTTGGGATATGTCTGGTTCTCAATTAACAGCTGGTCATACATTGGGCTGGTGGTGTTCTGTTAAATTTAATTGTTATGCTGTAAGAGAAAATACAGATGGTAGTTTAACAACTTTTTATTTACAACAAAATCAAGGCGATTATTACTGGGTAGATAAAAGTAATTGGAATCCTTTGGGAAATGCTTCTCCAAAATATATTATTAAATCAAAAAATATAATTGAAACAAATTATATTGGTTTTCAAGAAAAAATTTCTTTTGTAGATGGTTCTGGTAATAATATTCAAATGCTTGGTGATTGGAATTTTTATTTAGATATTGAAGATTATGGAACAAGTCAAAGTAATGCTGGTTCTTTCTTTTGTAGATTTTCTGGTTATAGTCCTTTAAATCCAATAAAAAGAAATCCTACATCTACAAGTCCAAATGTTCCTTATGATGTTGGTTCAACATCTTCTGGAACTGTTTCATGGTCTAATTCTTTAGAAGCAGTTGGATTGGTTGTTGCCTCATCAAGCAGTCCAAATATTCCTAATTTTAATGCTGGAACAAGTCAGCCAGATTCAATTTTAATTACAACATCACCATTTCAAGGTTTTTTACAAGCTGCAACAACAACATCTATTGCAAATGTTGGTATTTCTACAAATACACAAGTAACAAATGGAGTTACAAATAGTGAAATATTTAGTTTTGGTACTTTACTTTGGGGTGATGCAATAGAAGCATATGCTTTAGGATCATTAAAAGTAAAAAACGCATCTAATAATTTTGTTCAAACTAATCCAGATGGTGAATGGGGTAGAGGTGTTTTAACTGGTGAATTAACTTTTACTAATATGTTAATTAATGAATTTTTAACTGGTCAAGTTGATGTTATTATAACTCCATCAATGAGGTTAACAGTTGGTGATGCTAATAAAAATCAAACTGGTACTGGTACTGGTGGAAGTGTTACAAGACCAAGATATATTAATCCAATTGGTAGATTAAGAGAATTTAGAGCTGGAACTACTGATCCTCTTTATTTTTTCAAAAGAGGTGTTTTTTATACATTATTTGATGAGTGGGATTATGAAGGTTATCAAATATTGAGAGATCCAGTTACATCAACAACATTAAATAATAACTTAGGTGGTAATGGAGGCGCGCAAACAAATAATCCTATTTCTAACGCAAAAATTATAAATCCTACAACTAATGCTTTAATGTTTAACTCACCAATTGCATCAGTAAGCAAATCAGTTGCATCAATAGGTTCTAATGTAGCTGTTAATGGAAACTTTAATGTTGCTGTTGGATGGTCTTTAGGTGCTGGATGGTCTATTAATACAACTACTAATAGGGCAACATTTACTGCAACTGGATCAGTTAGTGAA